TTATTTATTTTCAGTCTGAAACATTAGCAGTTAGAGTAGCGGGGTCTAGTGGATCAGGAGCAGTAGGAGATTATAAGTCTTGGGTAGAGCGTGGAGTAGTTAAAAATGCAGCAGGAACGCTTAGTATAGATAGGTCTAGGACATCTCCTGCGGACTCAGGAACAACGTCTGGTTGGAGTCCTATCAATGCAGTATCAGGAACTAATTTTAGACAAACAGTAAAAGGGGCAACTAATATGACAATAGAATGGGCATCAACAATAAGAATAACACAAATTAAAACAGGAGTAACTTTAAGTTAAGAAATTATGGCAACAGAAATAATAAAAGCAAAAATAGAATCAAATGTTGGCGAAGTCACTAAAGAGGTAGGTGAATTAAAAAAGGAAAGCGCACACGCTGAGAAGGAAATTATAGGGATAGGGAACGCTTTTAATTTAGTAGGAAAAGCTATTAAAGCAGCAGGAGTCGCTATTTTTGTTGCTGTATTAGCCAAGCTAATGGAAGTTTTCAGTAAGAATCAAAAAGTGCTTGATGCGTTTGATACTTCAATGACCGCTTTAAGCATTGCATTTAACGATTTATTTAAGTTTATTGACAATAATGTAGGTCCTATAACAGAATATTTCAAAAATATATTTGAAAACCCACAACAAAGCATAAAAGATTTTGGAATTGCAATTAAAGATAACCTAGTAGAACGTCTTATGTCTATGTTAGATGTGGTAGGACATTTAGGAACAGCAATAGGTCACTTATTCAAAGGCGAATTTGCAGAAGCTAGAGGTTCAGTAGTAGATGCAGGTAAAGAGATGGTTGATGTTTGGACAGGTGTTGATGGCACTTTCGATAGAGCAACTGAAGTAGTTACAAATTATACAAAATCAGTAGTAGATCAAGCAACAGCAATTACAAAGACAAATAAAGCGGCTGAATTAGCTGCTGTTGAATTTGCAAGATTAAACGCTCAGTATTTAAAAGATGCAGAAGTTCAAAGACAGATAAGAGATGATGAAACTAAGACTTTTGAAGAAAGAATAGAAGCTAATAATAAATTAAATGATATACTAGGAGAACAACAAGACCTTCAAAGAGAGCAAGTGCAAACACAAATAAATGCTGCACAGGCACAAGTCAATATGAATAATAGTGTAGCAAATAGAGTAGCTTTAGGAGAAGCTCAAAACGCTATGTTAGAGCTAGAAGAAACTATAACAGGTCAACTGTCAGAACAAAAAACGAATGCAGTAGCTTTAGATAAAGAGCTTTTAGAAGTTCAAAATGAATTACGTCTTGCTACAATGGAGGGTATAGATTTAGAACTAGAAGAATTAAAAATCAGCTATGAGCAAAAATTAGAGATGGCACGTAAAGCAGGAGAAGATACAACTGCACTTACTGAATTGTATGGTAAACAACAAACAGCAATAAAAAAGAAATATGCAAAAGAAGAAAAAGATATAGAAAAAGCAAAAGTAAAAGTGCAGGGAGATATGGCTATGCAAGCGACACAATTAATAGGAGAAGCAGCAGGAGAAGGTACTGCATTAGCTAAAGCAGCAGCAATAGCACAGGCTACTATCTCAGGTGTTCAGGGTGTTCAAAATGCCTTTACTGCTGCAAATGCTAACATTGGAGCAACAGCAGGTTCTTTTGGTGCTTATCCTGTAACTATGGCGGCTCTAGCAGGAGGGTTTGCAGCTATGAATATTGCTAAGATTGCAAGTGGTGGAAAACCGTCTTCTAGCACAGGAGCTAGTGCAGATGCAGCAACACCAGCACCACAAATGATGTCAGGTGCCTTTGAGTTAGGAGGAGGTATGGCACCAGAACCTATGAGAGCTTACGTAGTTACAGATGAAATGACTGATAGTCAAAACCAATTAGCTAACATAAGACGTAGAGCTACAATTTAAAAATCAAATAAATATTAACTAAATCTATTATATAATATGCCTTGTGAAAAATGTGAAGACGGTAATTGGAAATGGGGGAAAACAGGAGCTTGTGAATATGAAACACGAGTAGACTGTGAAGAAGCCAACAAAGATTACTACGAAAATAAAATAACCAAAATCAAAGAATTGGTAATTGCTAATGACTCGGAAGAGTTAGCGATTGATGCTATTAGTCTAGTATCAGCACCTGCCATAGAGCAGGACTTTGTGTATTTTGGAAAAGAGAAAAACAATTTAACTTTTGCTAAAGTAGATGAAGAAAAGCGTATGTTAGTTTCTCCTGCTTTAATACCTAATAAACAGATATTCCGATACGACCCTCAGACAGACTCTGAGTATTATGTATACTTCAGTACGGACACCGTTAGAAAAGCTAGTGAACTCTATCTAAAGCATAATAACCATCATAAAGCAACGTATGAGCATCAAGACAGAGTTTCAGGAGTTCTAACAGTTGAATCGTGGATTAAAGAAGGGGATATGGATAAGTCTAAACTTTATGGCTTTGACCTTCCTAATGGCACGTGGTTTGTTAAAATGAAAATAACAAATGATGAACTTTGGAAAAAAGTTAAAGATGGCGAATTAAAAGGCTTATCTATTGAAGGGTATTTTACTGACCGTATGGAAAATATGTCAGAAAGAGAACCTACAGATCAAGAGATACTAGAGGCTCTTAATCAGATAATAAACGAAAATCAAACAAAATCAAAATAAATCTATTTAATTAAAAAAGAAACTATGGACATTAAAGAAAAAATATTAGTAGCTCTTGGTCTTAATAAAGACGAAGAAATCAAATTAGGATGGCAGTCTAAATCAGAAGATGGTGGTACTATTTTCGTTTCTACTGCAGAAGAATTAGAAGCAGGCGTTGATGTATCGGTACTTTTGGAAGATGGTACGACCGTATTACTTCCCATCGGCACTTATAAAACTGATACAGGTGTATCTTTTAGAGTTGAAGAAGAAGGTGTTGTTGGAGAAGTTATAGAATCAGAAACTGAAGAAGCTGATACTGCTGACGAAGAAGAATTGTCAGAAGAAGTAGCAGAAGACTTAGCAGTAGATGATGGTAAAGAAGCTGATGTTGATGATTGGGCAGGAATGGAGAAAAGAATCCAGAACTTAGAGGATGCAGTAGCTGATCTTAAAAGAGAAAAAGAAGGTGGTGATGATGAAGTAGAAGAAATGGCTACTGAAGAAGTATCTGATAAACCTAAGTCAATTAAAACAACAGAAACAGTTGAATTTTCAGCAGAAGAAGAATTAGAAAAACTTAAAGCTGAGAATGAAAAGTTAAAAACGGAATTAGCAGAACAACCTGCTGACACTCCGATAAATACAAATAAGTTTAGTTCAGAAAGACCTGCACTAAGCAGAAAAGAATACAACAAGTTATCTAGGCAAGAAAGATTCTTGTATAACTTAAATAAATAATCAAAAAAAATAAAAAATTATGGCTTTAGCAGTAACATCAAATTTTGCGGGGAAGGCAGCGGGAGGATATATCCACGCCGCTTTAAAAGAAGCGAGATCATTAGATTACTTAACGCAACTAAATAATGTTCGTTATAAATCTAATATCCAATCAGCAGCAAACACAGGTTTCGTTAGAAACGCTACTTGTGATTTTACAGAAAACGGAACACTTACATTGACCGAGAAGGTACTTGAAGTAAAACCTTTACAAATTAACATAGACTTGTGTAAAAAAACTTTAGTAGATTCTTGGGAATCGCTTGAGATGACAGGTGCTTATGGTAACCCACCTGCTTCATTTGAAGATTTTGTAATTTCATATATGGGTGGAATTATTGCTGACGCAACTGAAACAGGTGTATGGCAAGATGATAATGGAAACGGAGAACTAACAACAGGGTTTTTATCAGCAGCAGTTGGTTTATTACTACCTGGTGTGGACGCAACTGTAATTCAATCAAGTGCTTCAGGTGCTTATACAGCAGCTAACATTATAGCTAACTTACAAACTTTAACTTCAGATATGGCAGGTAATGTACCAGCAATCTTAGGGAAAGAGGACTTACATATTTATATGAACAATAAGACTTACGCTTTCTATGTATCAGCAGTATCTACTTTAGGATATGTTAATGCTTACAATATGAATGGAGATTATGAGCCTGTCTTTGAAGGGTATAAAATCGCAGTCTGTCCAGGTATGAACGACAACGAATTAGTAGCAGCACAAAAATCTAATTTATTTTGGGGAACTGACCTAGTTTCAGATTTTGGAACAACAGGAACAGGTCCTAGAATCACGATAATGGATATGGCTGCTTTAGACGGCTCAGATAATTTGAGATGTGTAGCTAGATATTCAGGAGGAGTTCAAACAGGAGTTGGTGCTGATATTGTAAGACAATCGTAATAATACAAGAAAGGGAGTGTAAAAACTCCCTATCTTTAACTTTTAAAACAATAAAAATATGGCTTGTACAGCTTTAACGAAAGGTAGAGGATTAGACTGCAATCGCGTGTCCGGTGGAGTTAAGTATATATATTTTTCTGTTTATGACAATTTTGCAAGAACAGATTGGGCATACGCTTCAGGTACTGAAGGAGAAATTGATACAATAAACTTTCAAACCTCTAATATATACCGATATACAGTTCCGAGAGGTTCTACTACTGCAAACGAAACTATTACAGGAAGCACCGAGAACGGAACTATATTCTATACGCCAACCGTAAGTATGGTTATTAATAGACTTACTAAGGAAGATCAAAATGAAATTAAATTACTAGGACAGACGCAAGTTAGAATATTTGTTCAGTTAAATGCACAACTAGCTAATGGTCACGATGTGATTATCTGTATGGGTATGCACAACGGAATGTCGCTTAATGCAGGTACTGAAGATTCAGGGGCTGCCTTTGGAGATAGAAATGGTTACACTCTGACCTTCGATGGTCTTGAAGCACAACCATTTGCTATGCTAGAAGATTATACGACTAGTCCTTTTGATAATAGTGGAATTTCAGGATTGGGTATTGTAACTTCATAACTTTAATTAGTAGTTTTCATATATTCTTGATTAGGGCAGCTTTTAGCTGCTCTTTTCTTTTACTAAAGACTACACTAATAAAATAAAAACATAGTTTTTCTATTATATAGTATGCTACAAGCCGTATATAAAACTTCACCTTATACATTTTATCTAAGTACAGAAGATAAGCGTATAGATACTTCTAAAACAGATACAGACAATCTTATATATTTGTTTAAATTAACTAATGATATGTCAGGTGAAATACAATATGCTTTTAGTCCTGTTCAAGTGATTTATAATAGATACAGTAAGTTTATTTTATAT